AACAAGATAATCTTTTACTTCATCACGACGTGAATCTTGAATATCTGAGTCAATATCTGGAAAGTCATTACGCTCAGGATTAATAAAGCGAAAGAACAAAAGTCCATGCTTAATTGGATCAATATCCGTAATACCAATTGCATAACAAAGCAAAGATCCAGCAGAGGATCCACGACCTGGACCAACCATAATTTCTTGCTTCTTGGCCCAACTTAGCATGTTATATACAACCAAGAAGTATGGTGCAAAATTCTTTTCCTCAATCACGGAAAGTTCTTCTTCAATCCTATGAAGATATTCTTGCTTGTCTACCAAACCAAGATTCTTTAAGCCATCCATAGCAAGAGATCTCAACTCTTCTAGTGGCTTTTTATATTGCACTGGTAGTAGATTTAGACCAGATTTAATATCATAGTCTTCTACCTCATCTGCTATCTCTAGTGTTGATGCAAACATTTGTTCTTCTTTTATACCGTGCTTGGCCATGGCCTTTGCCATTTCATCACGAGACAATAAGTGAATATCAAAAGAACGAAATGACATTTGACGATCTGCTCCATATAAATAATCAAGACGATCCATCATGTCTTTTTGCTTTTTAGACTTTTCATATGTAACATTTTTCTGCAGTTTTGCGTGGGTATTAAGAAGCAACATCATTTCCTGAATAATCTTCTGATTAACATTAGAATGATGACAGTCTGGAGTTACAACAATCTTTACAGCATATGCTTTAGCAAGCTCAACAAGCGACTCGTTAATCTCTTGCTTGTTATGTGGCATAACTTCAATATAGAAATCATCACCAAAATTATCCTTGAACCATTCAATATGTTTCTTTGCCTCTGCATATTCTCCTACCTCAATTGCTTTTGCAATGAGTCCACTCATGCAGGCAGATAAAACAATAATGTCTTCTTTATATTTTTGCAGAACTTCAAAATCAATTCTTGGTTTCTTATAGAAACCTTCAGTCCAACCAATTTCATTTAGTTTGTTTAGATTTTCTAGGCCTTGTTGGTTCTTGGCGAGAAGAACAATATGAAAATAATTAAGATCAAGTGGACCAGTTCTTTCGGACTTATCACGCTTATCAAATCTATCATATGCAATGTATGCTTCTACGCCAAGAATAGGTTTAATACCCGCTTCTTTGCAGGTACGATACATCTCACGGTGCCCTGATAGAGTACCGTGATCTGTAATCGCAATTGCAGGCATACCGAGTTCAACGGCACGTTTTACATATTCCTGCGGAGTAGCCACACCATCCATCAAAGAATAATGGGTGTGGACATGAAGCCCAACGTAAGACACTAGTTAATTACCACTCAATATTTGATGAACCAGCAGATGGTGTATCAAATCCGAGATAGAATGCTTCTTGTTCAGCGTATGGAATTTTGTTGAGAGCCTTCTCTAGTGGGAATGGCTCAGCCTTAGACCAGTCATATGGCTCCTTATCTGGAGTGCCTGGAATAAGTGTGTAACTTGTTTCAGTTCCCTGACCGTTACGCTTCAACTTCCATGTTAGGTTTGAGATGCTACCAGTTTCTAGTGCATACTCACGAATTGTATTAAATGCAGATTGCTTGCTTACGCCCATTGCCCAAACAGCAACATATGGCTCTTCAAGACCATCATCTACTAATACATTGCAATAAAAACGAAGACGGCCTCGCCATCCAGCTTTTGGATCTTTGCGATGCATTTCTTCTGCCCAGTCACGACCTTCTGCCTCCATTGTATCTAGAGCACGGCGCTTGTAGTCTTTTGGGTTTGTGTGCTCCTTAACAACAAGAGCAAGACCACGCTTGTCATTGTAGTTAGAAGAGTCTTCATCTAACTCTTCAATAAAACGAATTTTTACTGATTGTCCGTCTGCCAACTTTAGCCAACGAACCTTTGATGCCCCACCCTCATATTTTGGCTTATCAATTAGAGCGTTGATATTTTTTAGCCCTTTTACTATTGTCATTATTTCTCCTTGTTTTTTCTATTTTAGCATAGCGACTATAGAGTTGTCAAACTTATATTCTAGTTTTTTGATTTCCTCGTCGCTCATTTCGCCTATGTCTTTGTATTTCTTGTCAATGTTTACAACAGATACCTTTGAGCCTATCTTTCCAACAATACGCTCTATCATTGTAGAACCTGCTTCATCATTGTCTGCTACAAGTATAACATCACTGAAATACTTTTCCAATAACTTCATCTGAACAGATGAAACATTAGCCCCTAGCGTAGCAACTGCGGGGAAACCTATTTGATCTAATCTAATTGCATCAAAAGATGATTCAACTACATATACAAATTTAGAAGACCTAACTCTATGAAGATTAAATAAAATCTTTGACTTAGGAAGTCCTGGTGTATTCTTAAAATCCTTGCCTTCTATAGATCTTGCTACAAAACCAATAGTCATTCCATCTGGAGACTGTACTGGTATTGTTACATAGTCCTGCTTATCTGAATATCCGAGAGCAAACTTATTAACAGATGCCTCTGTTATTCTACGATTATAAAAATAGTTCATCGCTCGTGGTATTTCTAATGCTTGATTGTTTAATCTCTTAATTAATACCTCGTCAAATTGCACAAACTCAGGTGCAACATATAACTTTTTGTTAACAAATTGTGTAATATCTGTCTCACTATCTTTCTGTTTAATATATCTGACAGACTCAAAATATGATCTATTGGATACAGCCATAATAAACTCTACAAGGTTCTTGCTGATGTGACAGCCAAAACAAAAGAACAAACCTTTTTCTTTGGATATAGTTCCTGCTGGTGTGCGAAAGTTATTATGAAATGGACAGAATATCATAAAATTACTTTCTGTTTCTGATGCAGGCTCAATTCCTACACCAGTTAAGACTCGCTCTACCTGTTCTTCTGTATAAATTTCATCAAACATTTGTAGCCTCAAAGTCTTTATATCTGTAATAGCCTTTATCAAAGTCAACCTGAACTAAGAAATCTCCCATAAAACCATTACGGTTTTTTCTAAATGCACATTCAATAATATCACTGTTTGCTGCACGACCAAGTGCAAGAACCCAGTCTGCATCATATGCAATCTGTCTTGACCATGCTGTTTGACCCAAAGTTGGCACGGTATTTAGATTAGTAACATCATCAGGTGTAGCAGAAGAAATGGCAATAATAGGAACTTCTTCTGCAATAGACATAAGTTTAAGTTCACGAGATAGGTTTTTCATTCGTACCGTCTCATTATCGGATTTTTGGTTTGGACTCATAAGTTGTAGATAATCAACAACAACAAAGTCTGGTTTGTATTGATCTATCTTGCCACGAACTACGGATGGATTAATATCACCACCATTGTCATTAGATACGATATGAAATGTAGGCTTGCCTTCAATTTTGTCGCTGTGCCATTTCTTTAGCATGTCTGTTTCTACCTGACCATTACTAAGTTTACGATGTGACCATAATCCTTCACCCATAATTGCATAGACACGGTTGCGAACTTCTACTTCAGACATTTCAAGACTAATAATCAATGGAGTCTTACCCTGCTTCCATGCCTGTACTGCAAAGTATAAAGATAGCCAAGACTTACCAATTCCTGGATAGGCAAGAAAGATACCAAGTTGACCTGGCATAATTCCAGATGGGAGATAATTATCAAATCCTGGCAGACCAGTTTTAATACCTATCTTGCCTAACTCTTGTTCCTTACGAACATTTTCAAAATATGCAATAGCAGACTGAATATCTGTTGCATCAATATCACGAATAGCTGAGGTATTTTTCTTTAATTCTGATGTTTTTGTAATTAAATCGTTTAGGGCTGTTGTTCCATTACCCGCCTGAACTTCAGATGCAGCAGATCTAAGAATATCTTTAATGCTTTCATTTAGATATTCAACCTGTAATTCTTCTAGATGATACTTAGTGGCACCGATATCTTTATCTGGAACAAAGTCTCTAAACTTTTCAACTACTAAAAAAACTGGCGGTACCGAACCATTAACCTCTGCATATCTACGAATAAATTGCCATACGTCTGCATGGGTACGCATGATATTTTCTACATTGGCTTGAAGCAGAACATGTATTTGTTTATCATTAAGAACTGCAGATATTAGTTTAGATTCAGTATTAATCATCTAACCACTTCCTAGCCATTTTTCTACGTTCTGCCCTCTCTGCATCGTCCCGTTCTTTATCTAGTTTTATTTGAAGTATTTTTTCTGCATTGTATGCAAAGTAATTCCAAGAAGGACAATTAACAACATCAAAATAATAATTGAGTAAATCATAACAACCAACCATTCCATAAGACTCTATAAGTGCATCAGCAGCCCACTGCTCTACATTAAGATTAAGAGAAGGCTTCTGCTCGTATCGCTGAGTGTACAACTTGCTATAACGACTAAGCAAAGCCATGCGGTCTTTGCGTTCAGCCATACTATTCTTCTACCAGCGCTGCCTTTGCTTCGTTAACCTTTTCAATAACTTTATTTTCAACAAAATCATAAATACGATTCATTGCCTGATCTACATTTTCACTATCACGTACATTATCTACAACTCCAAGATCAATTCTTAATGATTGAAAATTACCAAGATTAAGTGTATAACCAAGTGTTGCTGATACCTTAGTGTTCTCTTTTTCCATTGCCCCTCCCGAGGACTATATTTTTTCTGACCAAACTGGAACAAATCTTCCATCTTCAGTTTTTGTATATGTCAGTATACCATCACCAATTCTACGTGTCAACTCTTGTTTGGTTGGCGTAATACTATTTGTAATTAATTTATCTTTTCTAGGTCTACCTAGATGATAACTAGCAAGTATATCACGTATCTCTTTTACTTGCGACTCTGAATAATATGCTCTTATTTGCCAACCACGAGCACCTCCAGGTTGCGATCCCATGGGTGGTGGAATAATTCCTTTTTTTACTAATGATGGAAAATATTTGCGATGCCTATTGACAAGTTGAGCAGTTTCTGATACAGTAAATGCTTTTTCTCTATTTTTTCTAAAGTCATACCGCAAACAAGTTTCTAATCTATCTTTTGTAATGTTATAAACAGTAACCATACCAGTAGATCTTGAACTATGATGAAATCTTACAAGGTCGCCATTAAGAAACCAAATCTTTTTATTACCTTTAATTACAGGCTTGTTATTATATTCTTTGCTCTCAATGTTTCTTGGTCCATAAGCCATAAACCCTCCTTGCTATCTGACGGGGGATGAAAAAATTTTCTTGTACCACACGCTAAGCAGTATATCTCCAAATGTATTTGACTAGAATATTGCCTATCAACAAACATTCTACTTTTGCATTTGCTGCAATAAATCATTAAATGCTTTCCCTTATTTAGTTAGGAATACCTATAGCAATAAGATGTACGTTAATAGAAACTTCACCGCTAGAATTAAATCTAACAAAACCAGATACTGTTGAAGTAGTTACAGAAGTTATAGTAACAATAACATTGTTTCCAGCATCTCCGCCCTGATTTACTGGTGTTGCAGAAACAATGGGTGCAAACTTAAAGTCATTACCAATAGAAGTCTGGAAATCTTTTTGCTGTCCTGCGTTTACCTGCGCTTTAGTATAAACTGGAATAATTTTTCCAACAACTTTTGCTTGTGATGTTTTTACCCTTTGTTCTCCAGCAGCTGTATCAATAGTAGTATAGTTAAATGTTGCAGACGAAACCTGTGTAGCAATATCATTAATTGTTTCAGCCAATTTATATATATATGTTACATCAAGTGGCTGACCTCGTTCTGGTACTGGTACTTTTGCCATTATTCTCCTTTACTCAATTATATCAGCTATAGCGAAGTTACGCTAGATTCAAAAATAGTAAGTGTTGCATTTCTTTCTTTAACTGCTCCAGCAATCTGAACTGCAACTCTAACATTGCTTGTTGCTGCTCCTTTTAAAAATAAATACGAATGAACTGATGTTGTACCATGATAAGAGTATGATCCTCCATCAAATTTGGTAAAAACATCATAAGATGGTCTATCCTCTTCATCTCCCCAAATTGCTGTTATTGCTGATCCATTAACAACAACGGTTCCACTTACCGATACTAACGTTGTGGAATCAACAATAAATATTGGTGACCAATGAGATATTCTGTTTTTATCTTCAGATATAACCCTAAACCTAATAGAATAATCATTGTTTGACTGTACTGGCGGTAATTGATTTCTTGGAATTCTTAAAATTTTATTAGCCATTATGTAACACCTATTGAAAATCTAAATTCAACATAATTGCTTGTGTTTGGTGATTTAGATATGGTTTCGGCATCGGCATTTTTAACAACGGTATATCCAGTTAATCCATATAAAGGATTGGCCGTAGATGTATTTTCTAATCTTAAAGCATCTAAAGCAACATAATAATCTTCTGATGGAGTTGAGCTAACTTCTATTGATGAATATATTCTTACAATATTTACTGTATCCCATGTAAAACTATTACTTTTAAATAATTCTTGAATTTGTTTGGAGACTACATAATATCTATTGGTTGCAAAATCAACATCATCAACACCATCTTCTAGTTCTATTTTTAATCTAGCATATTGACTGCTTGGTGCAGCAAATTCAATTAAAATTTTAACTTTATCTGGAGATGATCCCGAATCCCCATCTTTATTAATTAAAGAAAAAGCAAAACGTAATTCGTCTGTAGGAGCATTTCTTGTAAAATCAACAGCAGTACCAATTCCAGCTAGTCCAACATATTCTGATCCAGCCTGAACTGCAAAACCAGAAGTTGCAGATGCCTGTAATTCTGAGGTATCTCCTTGAACTACTATAATATTGTTAAAGAAACGGCATCTTTCGTATATTTCTTCTCTACCCGCTTTAAAAAATATAGCATTGTCTGCATTTGTTTGAAATACTGAATCTGCAACTGCAATAATATTGTCATCGTCTGGATCATCTAATGGTTCTGATACTGATTCAATTGCAACTGCGGAAGTATCAGAATAATATTGCCATCCTTCATTTGCAGTAAAAGCAAAAATTGTTTTACTGCCGTATGCTCCTGTAGAAGGATCTGTTCCAGCAGAATATATTCCA